CGCCGATCGGCGGCTCGACATCGTGGCCGAGGCGACGGGGCTGCACGTCAACTCGATCGCGCGCATCAGGAGCGGAGCGAACGCGAACCCGAAGCACGCGACGCTGGTGGCGCTCTCGGCGTATCTGGAGGCGCGACCATGAACGCAGACGAAAAGCAGGCGCGCGCCATCATCGGAGACTGGCTGTTCGAGCGCATCGTGCGTGTCGAGGATCGCGCGCACGCCATCCGAGCGGCAGAGGTGCGCCTCTACGCCGAGCAGCACCAGGCCCGCGCCCGATGGCACGCGGCGAAGGTGCAGCCATGACCCCGCTCGAAGCAGCCATCGCCTACGCGAGCTGGGGCTGGCCCGTCCTCCCCATCGTGCCGAACGGGAAGCTCCCGGCCACGCAACACGGCGTGAACGACGCGACGACGGACGAGGCAACGATTCGCCGATGGTTCGAGGGCCACGACGATCGAAACGTGGGCATCGCTTGCGGCGCGGTCTCGGGCCTCGTGGTCTTCGACATCGACCCGCGCAACGGTGGCGATGACTCGTGGGGCGCGTGGACGGACGAGCGAGGCGCGCAGCCTGACGGCGCGGTGCAGCTCACCGCAGGCGGCGGTCAGCACTACCTCGCCGCGTACGTCGAGGGCGTGAAGAGCTGCAAGCTGCGCGACGGCATCGACCTGCTCGCCGACGGGCGGTACTTCGTCGCGTTCCCGAGCCGCATCGAGGGGCGCGAGTACCGATGGGAGCTTAGCTCCGACCCGTTCGAAGGCGTGGCCCCGATGGGCATCCCCGCCCGCTGGCTCGAAGGCATCGAAGCGAAGCGTCGCCAGCCGGTCGCGCTCACTGGTGACGGCTCGCTCATCACGGGCAACCGGAACAACGGTCTCCACTCTCTCGCGGGCGTCATGCGCCGTTACGGCATGGGCGAGCCGGAGATTCTCGCCGCGCTCAGCGTGACGAACGAGACGCGCTGCGACGTTCCGCTCCCGGCCTCGGAGCTGCGCCAGCTCGTGCACTGCCCGCGACATCCTCGCGCTCGTCGACGAGCGAGCCCCGAGCGAGTATTTCTTCTCTCGCGCGACGAGCTTCCTCTCGCAGCCTGCGCCGCTGGAGTGGGCCGTCAAGAAGTGGATTCCCGCGAGCGGCACGACGATGGTCTTCGGCGAATCCGGCGCGGGAAAGACCTTCGTCACGCTCGACATCGCGTGCAGCATCGCGGCGGGGCTCGACTGGATGGGCAACCGGACGAAGCCCGGTGTCGTCGTCTACATGGCGGGCGAGGGCAACTACGGCATCAGGCAGCGAGTCGCTGCATGGTGCAAGCATCACGGCGTGGAGCAGCTCGACAACCTGCTCATCTCGAACAAGGGCATCGACCTCGACTCGGCCTCGGCTGCGGCGCAGATCATCGCAGCCGTACGCGAGCTGACCGACGCCGATTCGGTCGTCGTCGTCATCGACACGGTGAACAACCACATGAGCGGCGACGAGAACGCGGCGCGCGACGTTCGCAACTTCTTCAACGCGGCCAACGTGGTTGCGAGTGCGCTTCGCTCGGCGGTCGTGCTCAACCATCACGTCGGGCACGGCGACGGGGCGAAGGCTCGCGCACGCGGTAGCTCAGCGTTCAAAGCCAGCCTCGACGCTTCCATCATGGTCTCGAAGGCCGACGACGGAACCATCGAGCTTTCCTGCGCGAAGATGAAGGATGCCGAGGCACCTGCGCCGATGTTCGGCAGGCTCGAACCCGTCGCGCTCGGGTGGGTCGACGAGGACGGCGAGGAGATCTCCGGGGCCGTGTTCGTGCGCGTAGACGACGCACCAGCGGCTCCGCAGAAGCCGAAGCGTGAAGGCCCCGTCGACAAGGCGCGGCGCACGTACGAGGCCGCCTGGTGGCACGCCGGGGCCGAGTTCCGCGACGGCCTGCCGTACCTCTCGCGCTCTGCTGCCGTCGCCTACCTCGTCGAGAGCGGGATGAAGGAGACCAGTGCGCGGCAGAGCATCAAGCCGACCGGGGGCAAGTTCGTTCAGCAGCTCCTCGAAGGAGGGGCCATCGAGGCGCACGAGCACGGCTGGCGGATGGTCGAAAGTGAGCACTCAAATGCGTTGCGCATCGCGTCAAGAAAGTGATGGTAACGATGGTAACGAAACGTAATTTTCAGGTAATTTGTTACGTGGGCAGGGCGCGGAAATCGGTAACGTAACGTAACCCCCCTTCTATAGAAGGGGTTACGTAGTTACCATTACGCAGCGGGCGCTACGGATACCTGCTACGAGTTTTGACGCAGCAGAGAGAAGGCGAAAGAAAGATGAAATCAAAGGTAGGTAAAGAGATTACAATCGGGAAGACAAACCCAGCCGACGAGATCGAGCGCTGGTCGCTCGACAAGCTCACGCCGTACGCGCGCAACTCCCGCACGCACTCAGACGAGCAGGTGGCGCAGCTCGCGGCGTCGATTCGCGAGTGGGGCTGGACGACGCCGGTTCTCGTCGACGAAGACGGCGGCATCATTGCGGGGCACGGTCGCGTGCTCGCAGCGCGCCAGCTCGGCATGGCCGAGGTGCCCGTCGTCGTCGCTCGTGGCTGGAGCGACGCGAAGCGACGCGCTTACGTCATCGCCGACAACAAGCTCGCGCTGAACGCCGGGTGGGACGCCGAGATGCTATCGCTTGAACTCGGCGAGCTTGGCGAGCTTGGGTTTGACCTCGACCTAACCGGATTCTCGGGCGACGAAATCAAGTCGTTCGAGCTCCCGTCGTTCGACCCTGCGAGCGAAGACGATCAGGGCAATCTCGACGAGCTGGCCCCGAAGTTCGTGACGTGCCCGCATTGCGAAAGAGAGTTCGATGCCCGCAAAGCCTGAGCTTCGCGTCGATTGGGCGACGCACGAAGCATCGAAGCACGCCGTCGAGAAGTGGCATTACTCGAAGCGTCTTCCAATGCCTCCGCTCGTGAAAGTTGGCGCATGGGAAGACAAGAAGTTTGTCGGCGTGTTTCTTTTTGGAAGAGGCGCGAACAACTCAATCGGTGATCAGTTCGGTCTCGACTCGACGCAGGCGTGCGAACTTGTTCGCGTTGCGTTCACAAAACACGTGACGCCGATCAGCAGGATCGGCGCCATCGCGACGAAGTGGCTGAAGAAGCACTCGCCTGGCCTGCGTCTGATCGTCAGCTACGCAGACGAAGAGCAGGGCCATCATGGCGGAATCTATCAGGCCATGGGCTGGGTTTATGTCGGCAGATCGCAGGGCGGCGTCGAGTTCTTTCACGAAGGCAGGTGGAAGCATTCGCGCGAGGTGATGGGTGGGGCGTTTGGCGGGGCCAAAAAAGTGAAAGACCACTCGTCTCTGCCAAAACGAAAAACACGCGGAAAGCATAAGTACCTCATGCCCCTTGACGCCGAGATGAAAGCGAAGATACTTCCACTCTCGAAGCCGTACCCACGGCGTCATGCGTCCGCTTCCAGCGAGGCCGTCGAGTCCCCCTCGATGGTAGACGGGGCAGCACCGATCCGGACGCTCAACGATTCAACTGCTAGGGTGTCGTGATGGCCAACGGCAAAGCAGGACGCCCATTGAAGCAACTTACCGACGCCCAGCGCGCCGAAGTCGAGACGCTCGCAGCGTTCCTTTCGACTGAGCAGATGGCCGCATATTTCGGCATGTCGCACGACACGTTCACGGCCATCTGCGAGCGCGAGCCTGACATTCTCCGTGCATACAAAAGAGGAAAGAGCAAAGCGATCGGCAAAGTCGCGCAAGGACTCGTGCAGAAAGCTCTCGCAGGCGACACGACTTCGGCCATCTTCTTCTTGAAGACGCAAGCTCGCTGGCGTGAGACGGAGCGTCACGAGATCACCGGCGCGGACGGAGCGCCCATCGAACTCGCACGCATCGAGCGGGTTATCGTCGACAAGGTGAAGCGTGGCGACGGCGAGTAAGACGACCAGCCGCAAGGATGCCCGTTCCTCGCGCCAGGATGCCTCTAAAACGCTCCGCATCGAGACGCCGAGATGGTTCATGCCTCTCCTAGCTCCAGCGCGCTACAAGGGCGCGTGGGGCGGGCGAGGATCGGGCAAGTCGCACGCCTTCGCCGAGGCGCTCGTCGAGGCGCACGTGCTCGACCCGAACCGCTCGACGGTGTGTGTGCGCGAGGTGCAGAAGAGCTTGTCGCAGTCGGTCAAGCGCCTCATCGAGGCGAAGATCGAAGCGCTCGGCGTCGGCGCGTACTTCGAGGTTCAGGAGGCGGTGATCAAGAGCCGCAAGGGCGACGGGCGCATCATCTTCCAGGGCATGCAGAACCACACGGCGGACAGCATCAAGTCGCTCGAAGGCTACGACTGCGCCTGGGTCGAGGAAGCGCAGAGCCTCTCGCAGCGCTCGCTCGACCTTCTGCGCCCGACGATTCGCAAACCGGGCTCGGA